CGCCGCCCGGGATGCCGCCGGTCGCCTCGGTGCCATCGGCGCCGAACGCGCCGGGATCAGGCGCATAGGAGAAGCCGGTCGTGTCCTTGTCGACGTGGGGGGCGAGACGGTCATTCGCGCCCATGCGGCCACCGGCCGGGTCTTCCTGGGCGTCGCCGTCTGCTGCGGTGGAACCACCGGCGAGGGAAGCCCCCGCGGCGTCCTCGCCGGTGTCAACGACCGTAAAGGTACGGTCGCTGTTCGTGAGGGCTTCCAACAGGTCCTCGCGCACTTCCGTCGGAACGCCGACGGGTACGGTCTGAGTGACGCCATTGATGCCGAAACTGACTTCTGCATCGATGCCGATCGCGCTGCGGCGATCAACGATGATGGTCTTGGTGGGGTGCTTATCGTCGGCCATCGTGGCCTCCTATGCTGAAACGGGAGAAGGCCGCACCCCCGCATGAGGTGCGGCCGAGAGAGGTCAGGCCCCGCGCAACGCCGTATAGGCGTAGGTCTTGCCCAACACGTTCGACGCCGTGCCGACCGAGAAACCCTTGGTCGTGTTGGTGTCGCCCGCGAGGAGGCTGATCGCGTTGGCCGTGACCGGAGCGACGGTGCCGCCACTGATCTTGACCGAGGTGCCAGCTGCCATGCCGGTGAACCACTTTTCGACGCTGGTACCGTCGGTGATGTTCACGATTTCGACGGCGTCGGGCTGCCAGCCGATCGGCACGTTGACGAGGGCACCGGTGCCGACGAACGTGCCAGAGACGAATTGACGCATGATAAAGTCCTTGTCCGAGAGGTCAGGCAGGCGGGGCGCGCTGGCCCCGCCGACCGATTACAGCTTGGTGACGGCCACCTCGAGGCGCGCCATCCACGTCTCGTTAAGACGCACCGCGTTGAACCAGCCCTTCCAGCCGACATAGCCGCGCTGACCCAGCGGATCCGACTTGTCGATCGTGTCGGGGTTGATGACGCGCGGCGTGATCGACTCCGAGCCCTTCAACGGCACGAGGCCGTATGCCTCCTCGCCGATGTAGATCACCGGATAGACGTCGGCCGCGGTGCCCGAGGTGGTGAGCATGGTCGAGCCCGCCGCGCCACCGGCGTCGGTGAAGGCGCCCAAGTCGGGCGAGGCGATGTAGCGGACGTCCTCTACCGAACCGACCTCGTATGGCGAGAGCACCTGGCGGCTGCCGTAGCTGGCAACCGGGATGAACCCGGGCATCGAGCGGATATCCGCGGTCAGATCGGTGTGGCAGACCGCGACATAGGCCGCTTCGACCGGTCGCGTGCCGACCTGCACCGAGCCCGACAGGATGTTCGAGATGCGCTTGGCCTTCATGCGCGCCAGGTAGCGCACGATCGCGCGCTGCTTGTTGAGCGTGATCGGCGTGTTCACCGCGTTGCGCGTCGCGCCGTTGGCATAGAAGACCGACGTGCCGCCGCGGATGACGCCCCAGATGACCTGTTCGAGCGTTGCGCCGGCCTGCTCACCAGCGAGCTTGGTGGCGTCGGCGAGCACCGGGTCTTCGGCCAAGTCGTTCACCTTGTCGGTGATTTCGACCAGATCGCCCCACTGCTTCATGGTGACCGGCACATCCTCGTACTGGATGCGGTGCGCGGTCGGCGTGACGCCCTCGGCGAGCGGCGTCAGCGCGGGCGCGAACGGGATCGGGCGGCGGAACACGACCTGCTCGGCCTTGTTCTTGGGCGCCGACTTGATCTGACCGAACTTGGCGAGAATGTTCACCGGCTCGGCGTGGGACAGCATGTTCACGACGGCATAGGCCGCGGTGCGCTGCGAGATGGAACCGTAGGTCGTTTGCGTCATGATAGCCCCCCTCGGGCTGGTGGCGCCGAGGGGGAATCCCTACGGCGCTAGATGGTTCGTTTGTTCTTCTCGGCTCGGGCGCTGTAGCTCTTGAAGGCACCTTCGAAGTCATCGGGGATGCCGCTTGCGGCTGCCGGGGTCTTCGTGCTGGCGTCCTGTCCTGCTGCAAGGCGACGATCGCGAGTAGGGTTCGGTGCGGGTGCCGGGGCTGGTGCGGGGGCATTGCCGAGGCTCGACTTGAACCGGGTCAACACGTCCTGCGCTTCCGACACATCTACGATGAATTCGGCATTTCGCTGTGCTGCGTCACGGACATACTTGGGTTGCGTGGCAAGCCAAGTGTCCAGTTCCGCGGCGCGCTCGATACCGTAGGTCCGCCAGTCGGGCATGGCATCGTCTAGGTCAGCCACGTTGCGATCGAGGGCTTGCCTCGCGTGGGTGTCCTCGATCTGCTTCGTGGTGCCCGTCACCTGCGAGGATAGATCCTCGATGATGTCGAGGAGCGGACCGGCTAGATCGGGGTAGTCCTCCCGAAGCGAAGCCAACTGCTCCTTGGTCATCTTCCCCTTGGGCGGTTCCTCCGCTGCTGGGGCAGGCGCCGGTGCCGGCGTAGCAGGCCGTGATCGAAGCTCATGCAGTTCTCGACCTTGGCGAGCGAGCGCAACCCGGTGGGCCTCTGCCTGCTCTGCCGCCTTCTCGTATGCCGCGCGGGCAGCCGGTGGGACGGTGGACCAATCAATCTCTGCGGGTGCTTCTGGCTCGGCGGGGCGTTGCGGCGCGGCCGTTCCATCGGGTTCGGAGGAGGGCTGCGCGGGCTCTTGCGCTTCGGGCTCCTCCTGCGCGGGCTCGGAAGCCGGGGCAGGTTCATCACCCTTTGCGAAGGCCGAGAAGGCGTCCTCGAACTCGCTCGGCTGAATTGCTTCGGCCGATGCGGGACTGTCTGCGCTACGTGTGTCGGTCATGTCAATATACTCTTGCGGGGGAAAGAGGGCGGCTAGTACGTCGCGACAGGCGAAATGCCGGTCTCGTAGTCAGTTGCCGGGGCGGCGTCTTTGGGACCGCGGGCCTTCACCCACTCGGTCAGCTTGGCATAGGAATCAAGGCGACCGCGGCGACGCTCGGCGCCCTCCTCGGTCTTGACGATGGCGGCTGTCTCGATCGCGGCGAACTTCTCGATCTGTTCAAGGAGCTCGAACGAGTTGATCTGCGCGCTCATGCCGACACCTCTCCGCTGCTGACATAGCCACCCGACCCGGTAGGCTCCATGCCGCGCGCGCGCGCCTCGCGGGCGTTCTGCGCCTCGAACCCAAGCTCGCCGGCGAACATGCGCTCCTTGCTGGCGAGCTCGACCTGCTTGATCGCGAGCTTCGTCTTGAGGTCTTCCAGGCTGATGTTCTTCGCCTCAGACAGCTTGATGAGCTCGGTCTCGCGGCGCATGTCGGCGATCTGCAACTGCACCTGCCCATCGGCCGCGCGGCTCTCGGCATCCAGCGTGGCAATCTGCAACTGCGTCTGCGCCTTGATCGCCTCGGGATCCGCCTGGCCGGCGTTCTCCGCCATCTTCTGCAACCGCGCCTCGACCGTATCCCAGTCATCCAGGATCGTGTCGGGATTCATCGACAGCGACTGGAGGAACGAGCGGGCTGCCTCATAGCCCTCCTTCTTGACGAACAGCGAGAGCTTCGGGTGAACTGTCCACTGCTGCACGATGCCGGACAGCTGCACGGCCATCATCTCGCGGACAAGGAGCACCGCGGTTCCCTGCGCCACCGTCTGCAGGTCGCCCTTGATCGACTCCTTCGGGTTGAACTGCATGTTCCAGTCGTAGGCGCGGCGGATCACCGGCTCGGTCAGGTCGTCATCCCAGTTGCGCACCACGCGGCGGAACACGACGTTCGCCGAGTTGAACAGCATCGACATGCCGCCGAGCGTTGGCGATGCGCCGCCCTGCTCGCCCTGCGCGATCATCGGCAGGCTGGCCTCCTCATCGATGAACTTGAGCGCCAGTTCGATGATGCCGGCGAGCTGGGGCTGGTTCATCGGGATATTGAATATCTGGAACGGCGCCGCGCCCTGGCTGCTCGCCAGTTCCTGCCCGGTCTTGAGCCAGACCTTCATGGCGGAGAGCGTCCAGTCCTTGTTCTCCGGCTCGATCAGCGTCTTGTCCACGACGATTTGCGGGCCGACAGATAGCGCGGCGTTGTCGAGCATCATCCGCCACGCGCCGTTAGCCGCGCGCAATGCGTCCATGATGATGCGCGGGATGCCGATCGCACCCAGGATCGACGCCTCGCCCTTCTCGAACGAGAACACCGAATAGATATTCTCGCCCGATTCCATCGAATAGTCGGGGTGGAGCTTGAGCATCTGGTCGTTGCAAAACCAGCACACGACCATGTGCTCGTCCAGCGGATCGACCTCACGCTCGAACTCCTCCGCGCGGATCAGATCATCGTCGCTACCGCTTGATCGCAGTAGCGTCGCAATTTCCTCGGCCTCCAGCGGGCCGTGATATTCCCAGATGACGTAGCGGTCCTTCACGGACTCGCCCTCGTTGGTGATTGATCGCAGTTCGTTCAGGTGGTGCAGGTCGTTGGCGCTGCCGTTGTCGGGACCCTGCAACAGGAGATTGCGCACCGCCGTCTTGGAGAAGCCCAGGCGCTTCGCCATCTTTCGTAGCTCGGTCTTCGACGCGATGTGCCGCTCGAACGTGAACTCGCAATCCTCCATCGAGGTCGCGTTCATCTGTGGGAAGAACGCCCACGGATCGACGCGGCGATACTCGGGCCGCGGATCCGGATCGGCCGACAGCTGGAAGACGTTGGTGCCCTCCTGCTGCGTCCACTTGCGGCGCGGGCGCTGGCCGGTGATCGGGCCCTTCATGATCCCGACGCCGATCTTGGTCGCGTCATCGATCAGGTCGCGGCTACGCTGCGGGTACCGGCACTCGAGCAGCTGGTCCTCGATCTCGCGCTCCATTGCCTCGGCGCGCTTCTGCGCCTCGCCGAGCTCGCTCTGGAATGCCTCGGCCTCCTCCTCTGCCGCGCTGGCAATCTCGCCGTGCTCGACAGCCTCGGCGAGCATGGGCCCTTGTGCTGCCGTGCCCTCGACGGCGTTCGCCTGCTCGACCTTGGCGGCGGCGGCGGCGTGGTGGCGTTCGGCTTTCGCGACGGCAGCCTTCGCGTTCTCAGTCAGCTCCGGTACCGGCGTCGGGCTGATGCCCCAGTTCTTGCCGTCCGCGGGAAACAGGAGGTCGCCCAGCCGCGCGGACCATGCGTTCGCCTTTGCACGCGCTAGGTTGATGAAGGCTCGGCTGCGCTTCTTCTCGATCAACTCCGCCTCGACGTCGACGGTGTAGCGGCCGTGATAGGCGCGCAGGTCATCCAGCCAGCGAAGCTCGACCATCTTCTTCATGCGGACCTGATCGCCCGCGAGGTGGACCAGCCTATTGACGATGCCGCCCGCGGCTTCGCTGATCGCCTCCTGCTCATCGACTGCCTGCGTCTCAGGGTCGAAGGGCACGAGGTCGAGGGTCGGTGCGCTTGCCATGTCAGTATCCCACTCTCGTATCGGCGATGTTCGTACCGCCACCCATCATTTGAACCGGCTTCACCCGGGCGACCTTGAGCCCCGACATGATGAGGTATCGGGTAGCGTCCATCAAGTGATCGTCCTTCTTGACGATCGCGCCCTTGTCGTCGCGTCGGTAGAACATGTGCTCGCGCCGCCACTGCTGCAGCGACTTGAAGACCTTGAGCCGCCCTGTCGATAGGCGTTCCCACACATCGTAGATCCCGGCCTCGACCGCGTTGTCGGCAGGATGAATGTGCAGGCCCTGCGCCTGGTACAGCATGAACAGCCGCTTGCCGTCGACCTGCGAGCGGCCGCGCGAGGCGGGGTCGATCACGCCGTGCATCCACTCGCCGCGCGCCTTGATCGCGGTGGCGTGGATCGGTGCCTCGGCCTGACCTCGGTAGTGCTCGCTCGTCAGATAGACGATATCGGAATCGCGGTCCCATGCGCCCCACACGACGGCGGTGCGGTTCCAGCCGACGTCCATGCCGTAGGCGCGCGGCCAATAGTCGGGGATGGCGAACGGGTCGATCAGGTAATCCTCGGCCTCGACCGGGTAAATCGCGCCGGAGCCGATCGATGGCACGCCCTCGGATCGCGCCTTGCGCAGGTACGGCGGGGTGGACGCGAGCATGCGGCGCTTCTCGGTTTCGCCAAGGTGGGGCGCGTTGTCCCAGCCCGCGGTCACGAGGTACTTACTTTCGCTGATCGCTGGCATGTCAGGATGCTGTCCCCATGACGCGGTGGCATATCCGAATTGTGGCCGAAGCGGAAGCAGGCTAGGTTGAGCCGTCGTAAGCCACAGCGCTCACCGATCAATCGCACCATGGAGGCTGTCATGCACCGGGCCGGGGAAAGCCCGGCCATCATCGCGTATGCAGATCTGTCGGCAAGAACGCCTCGACCATTTCAGTCAGCCCCTTGAGCGGTGTGAACGTCGCCAGCATCAGCCCCTTCGTCGTCATCAGACGGATCAGGCACTCGGAATACACGTCGATCGGGACCTCCTCGTCCAGCCAGATGCCGTGCTTGGCCGTGCCTTGGAACGCGCGCCGGCCCTGATCGAACGACTTCATGCCGAGCGTCGACCATCCGCCCGAGGTGTGCTTGACGTGGATCGTATCCACGAGGTTCTGCACGCCCTGCTTCCATGTCAGTTCGCCGAGCGTGTCGCGCGGGATGATACCCGAGCCGTCCATCATCTTGCGGTTGTCGCGCCAGCCCACCTCGCCGAGAAGTTCGAACTGCAGCACGTCGCGCGTCGTCTCGTTCGTATCGCCTGCGACCCACCAGCGCACCGGGCGGCGGAAGCGGTGGCCGACCCACCAATCGGGATATCGCCCGGTCAGATGGCACGATGTCTCATAGCCGCCGGCGATCGTCTTGCCGACGCGGTTGCCTGCCATGAACAGCCGCTCTTGGTGCGTGGCGCCCGCGGCGAAGAACTCGACGTGCTTGTCGTAGAGCTCGCGGCGCAGCGGCCCCTCGTCGGGGAACAGCGCGTCGAATCTGCCGAACTTGCGGCGCTCCTCGTCAGCCTCGATCTGCTGCCACAGGAGGTTGATCGTGGCATCGTCCAGTCCTGCGATCACGGCGGCGGGGTCTATCGTATCGACAGCGACCCCGTTCCGATCAGCGACCGCCTGGATCAGGGACGCAAGCTCGCTCACTGGATGGTCGGCGGTCCATTGGAGGCGGCAGCGCGCAGGGTGTTGGCGGCGTCGGCCATGCGATCCACGAGCGCCGTCCGCTTGTCATCGGTCGAGAGTTCGTCGTTGACGGTGAGCGTACCGCTGACCTTGTGCTCGCGCTTGTTGGTGAACGTCTCGCCCACCTCCTTCGCCGCCTGCTCCAGCAGTCCGGCAGCCACGACGAACGCGCCCTTGTCGAACGCATGGTCGAACATCTGACCCAGCTTGCGCAGGCGGTACGAGCGCTGCGCGATGGGGATATCATCGATCGTCTCATCGAACTTCGCCCGCGTGGCGGTGTAGAGCGCGATCAACTTGCGCGACAGATCGCCGCGCCGGCCAATGGAGTTCTTTGGATTGTAGTTGCTGACCTGCTGGCGCGACAGTTCGAGGCCGAACTCCTCCTTGAGCGCGGCCATGATCTGCTTGGGAGTGTCGTACATCGCGTGCCGCGTGACGATGAACTCCTTAACCTTGTCGGTTAGGACGGCCATCAGAGCCTCACGTCGCGGAACGGGTTGATAACGCGCCAGCCAGGAGCCGGAAGTTTATCGACGCGATACCACGAGACGCCCTGAATGACCCACGGCCCCTCTCTGCCAACGCGCTCGATGATGAAAGCACGAAGGCTATGGTCGGCCTCGTGCATCAATTGATCGTGCGTGTTGCGGTCATACTCCACGCGCAGCACTTCATCGGGGATGCCCGGTGCAAGGACGCGCCTGTTCTGGTGCACAGCTTGGCGGATCGTATCGAAGATCATCAGTAGCTCCGTTCCTGAACATGCTCTTGGTGGTTCGCCATCGGGTTAGCGATGACGGCCAGCCCGCGGACCTTTGACCGGACGCCGCAATGCTGACAGCGCACGCGGTAAGTCGCGTCCTCCCGCTGCATCGGCGTGGTGCGGCACTTGCAGATGACCATCACCGTCCCCGGTGGATCGGGCTGCGCGGCCGAGCCGATGATCTTCACGTCGGTCATGAGTGTAGTCCCAAGAGGATGCCGAGCGCGGTGAGCGGGTTGCGGGCGCGTCCTTCCCACATGATGCTCTGCACGGTTGGCCGGTTCGGATACGCCATCTCGATCAGGTCTTCCATTTCGAGAACTATGTCCAAGCCGTTGTCGAGCCGCACCCATGTCTGGTTGGTGCGCAGATCGTCCTTCACCATCACCACGCGGGTTGCCATCACCGGCTCGCCTGGGGCGGGCGGCGGCGGGGACAGGTCCGCGTAGGGTGTCAGCCGTCCAAGCTCGCTCACGCCGCCTTCCTCCCACCAGCGCACGTCCCGCACGCCATTGCCACACTCGCCATCCCAACGCTCGCACCCGCGTTCGCCGCCGACACCATCTCGCGCGTGTCGGTCGCGTCTGCCCCGTAGCGCGCCACGACGTCCACGAATTGCTCAACGTCATGCCCGATGATCCGGTAGATCGGCTCGCCCTCGCGGGTGAACCGCGGCATCCCGTACTCGTCTTCGTCCTGCGCGGTATGGCACAGCTCGTGCTCAATCAGCGCGCAGAAGCTCATATCGTCCATGTGGACTGCATGTGGTGCGCTGATCGTGATTAGGAAGTCGGGTACCTCGCCGAACCATCCGATCAGCTGGAACAGCGCTTTCTGGCTCGACCACTTCGCCTGCGCCGGGGCGATCAGCTGGCAGGTGCCCATCGCAACCCGATTCCGATCCTTGTGCTCGGCGTTCGTCCAGAGCCACCCGATGCTCGCGCTACGCAGGTGCGCGTGTCGCGGGTTCTCCAGCACGCCGCCTTCTTCAATGAAGGTGCGGTGGACCCACTCGCCCAAGCCGTCCTGATCCGGCTCGAATCGGAGCGCAAGCTCGGCCGCATCGAACGGCGGCGTGGGCCGGCTGTCACGGACGAGACGGTGGATGTTGGAGGCGCGGGCCATCAGAACAGGCTCAGGGGTTCTGCCGCGCGCGGGCTCGATCGTCGGCGCGCTGGCTGCCGCGGCCGATCGGGATACCGAACGCCAGGCCGATCGCCAGCAGGAGCAGGATCGTTGGTAGCTCGAACATCGTCCAGTCCCTTCATAGCCCGCGCGACGGCGGGCGGTGTCCATTGCGTCAGCCCCGATACCGCATCGCACCGGGGGCAGTCCATTGTTGCAGGCGGCGCGGCGTCGGTGCGCTCCTCGCGGTTGCCGCAGGGACATGCGTAGAAGGTTCGGCCGCGCCACCATTCAGCCACCGGCTGTTACCCCATGTTCTGTGAGGTGAGGCCCGGATGCAGCAGACAGCACGCGAATAATTTCACGCACAGCATCGGCCTCGTCACTCCCCATGATCGTAGCCTCAATGCGGATTGCCCACTCTTCCCCCATGCCGCCCTGCCAATGGAGTTTCAGATCCTTCGGCGCGCGATCAAGCAAAGATTTCCCCCTCGCAATCGCCGCCACGTCTGTGACAGCCCCCTCGGTGTTGGTCATTGCAGCGCTCCCAGAGTCAGGTGCGGTTTCGGAAAGGCGCGATAGGTGGCGACTACCTTGGGGGCGTCGAGCGCGACCGAGATGAACTCGACGTCATCGCAAAGCTGGTCGTTCTCGTCGAACCACTCGCCAAGGGCAGCGTTCATGTCCTC